CCTTTTTTTTGTTTTTATTATTATTTAATTATTATTATGTTTAAAATTAGGCAATTAATCCCTTTGATTAAATTTATAATTATCATCATAAGTTGAAACTATATCCTGGCTTGATTTAACATTAATTGGAAATCTTACATAATTTCTAAAGTTTATATTTTTGAAGTAGTCAAAATTTTCTAAACTGTACATATACATAAATTCACCAGGTTTATTTAAGCCTTTTAATTTTGCATTTTCAAATGCTTCGTTGCTGTTTCTTTGGTACATATTTTTCATAGTTTCCTTTATTTTTGGTTATGATTTATTTTATAATAAATCTCTAAAGGGTTTAATTAAAAACCCCTTAAAGTTTTATTATTACCAATTTATTTTTGGTGTTTCTTTCTCTTCTTTGATTAAGCCTTTTATATAACTTCTTACTTTTACTTTTTCTTTTTCTGTTAGATGGTCCAGAATAAAATCCAAAGCAAACCATTGATTGTCATTACAATCTATTTTTCTGTAAAGATCGTCAACTTTAGCATTTGATCTTTTTATTTTCTCTAATTGCATTGTATTCATAATTATTTTCCCCCCCAATTTAAAACTTCTGTTTTTTTGCATTTATCTTGATCAATCCATTTAATGAAATCATGATATAAACTAAATTTAGAAGTATTATCTTTTTTACATAATTGATTTAATGAAATAGACTTGAAGTGATCACCATATCCATATTGAAACGGAACTTTTAAAACTTCATTATTTTTTAGATTTGTTATTTGAACTGAAAAATATGTATTTCCGTTTATTTTATCACGCCATTTTTTAGAGTGTGCTATATATTTAATTGTCATATTATTTTCCTTTTTTTTAATTGTTGATTTGTTTTTCATGATTTAAATTCGCATACAAATAAGGATAGAATAAGTTAAGAATAAGACAGAATTGCCACAATTGAGATTAGTTGAAATCCTAGAATATATTGAATGGTCCAGAGATTATATTGAAATGATACTATCCAAATCTATCAAGCGACTTTCTCAATTCACACGTTAAGAGTATCGGATTTAATTATTTAAAAAGATAAGTAAATTTTATTAACGATAATTAAAGTTATTAGTAGTAATAAATATTTTGTCTTTTTCTCTGGTAAATTAAGGATTGTGCGAGGGGGTATACACCCAGATTTCACTAGCAATCTACTGTATATATATACATGGATAATTTACACACTCACACACACATACCCTGCACCAGTTATACACACTTTTTCTGTAAAATTTTTTTTACTTTACTCTGAATCTTAAACCACTACATATGGTATATGGCTTACCTTGACACAGAAGATTTAGATTGTATTGCATTTGTGGATGAAAAGACTAATGCAGTAACAGTTAAGTTCATTGGTATACCTAACAAGGAATCAGCTGATCTGTTTATTAACTATGTAATGGTAACATTAGGAATAGATTACAATTCTTTAAATGATATGCAAAAATCTAATATGCTACATTAATGAATATAAAAATACCCTACACACCTAGAAAACATCAAAGCTACTTACATCAACAAATTAATAAACATAGATGGAGTGTGCTAGTATGTCACAGGAGATTTGGTAAAACAGTATGCATGATCAACCACTTAATCAAATCAGCTTTAATGTGTCCACATAAGAACCCAAGATTTGCATACATTGCTCCTACATTCAAACAGGCAAAAAGTATTGCCTGGGATTACATGAAACAGTTTACTGATAAAATCCCATCAACAAAGTTCAATGAAACAGAGTTAAGAGTAGATCTACCTAATGGTGCTAGGATTACATTACTTGGAGCAGAAAATTCTGATGGCTTAAGAGGTATCTATCTTGATGGCTGCGTCATAGATGAATACGCAAACATCGATGGAAAGCTATTTGCAGAAATAATTAGACCAGCTCTATCTGACAGAAAAGGCTACTGTGTCTTTATTGGCACACCTGCTGGAATGAATAATAACTTCTATGATTTATACCAACACGCAAATGGTGCAGAAGATTGGTTTAACTACAAAGCTAAAGCTAGCAATACAAAGATAGTTGACCAAGAAGAATTAGATAAAGCAAGAGAGATTATGGGTGAGAAGAAGTACCTACAAGAATTTGAGTGTGATTGGATTGCAAATATAGAAGGTGCAATATACGGAGACGAAGTCGCCAAGCTAGATGATAAGAAGCAACTAGCAAGAGTTCCCTACGATCCTACTTTGCCTGTCTCAACTGCCTGGGATCTCGGTGTTGCAGACCACAGTAGTATTATATTCTTTCAACAAAAAGGAACAGCAATACAAATAATAGATTACCACGAAGAAAGAGGTCATGGATTACCACACTATATTCAGATGCTAAACGAAAAACCTTATGTCTACAAAGATCATTATGCACCACACGATATTGATGTACAGGAGTTCGGAAATGGCAAAACCAGAAGAGAGGTTGCTTATCAATTAGGAATTAGATTTAAAGTAGTACCGAAGCTACCAGTAGAGGAAGGTATTCACGCAGTAACAATGTTGCTCAACAGATGTTGGTTTGACACAGATCATTGCAAAAAGTTAATAGATGCGTTAAGACATTACCATAGGAAGTATATTGATAAGAATAGAATGTTCAGATCAAAGCCTGTACACGATTGGAGTAGTCATGCCTGCGATGCGATGAGGTATCTTGCAGTGGGGTTACAAGAATTAAATACTAGACAAACAGCTCCACAAAGTGTAGCAGATAATAACTATAGGATTATTTAATTATGGGATCAATATTCAAACCAAAAATGCCAGCTCTGCCACCACCTCCAGCTCCTGTTGAAGCACCTGCTGCAGAAGTTTCCCCAGAGGAAGAAGCAAGAATTGCTAAAGAGCAAGCAGCTATTGAAAGAAAAAGAAGAGGAAGAAAATCTACAATCCTTACTGGACCACTAGGTATTCAAGAAAGCGAAGAAGAAAAACTTAAAACATTACTAGGAGATTAATATGTTAGATAAAATTAAGAAAGTAATTAATAAAATTAAACCTGCTGCTAAAAAAGTTGTTAGCAATATGGATGATTTAGATACTGGTGTAGGTATCAATCAAACAGTTAAAACAGAAGGAAAAGTAGAAGTTAAATCTGAAACTAAATCTTCTTTAACATTCGGAAAATAGTATGCCAGCATTTGATTTTTCTGGATACTCTGAAAAAAACTATTCATCACCTACTCCAAGTAATGGTGGATCATCTAATAGAGAAACATACAGAACATCTAATGCTTACAAAGCAACAACAATTTCACCAAAAGCAAAAGCAAAAGTAGCAGCAGATATAGCAAAAGATAATGCAAAAAAATTTAAAGATTATTCCTATCAACCACCTAAATTTACTCCATCAATTATTGCTACAGGTTTAGATAAACTTGGTATAAGTAAAAAAGCATTTGAAGTAAATAAAAGTTATTATGAAAAAAATGTTATTGGTAAAATAAATCCAGCAACAGGAAAAGCATACAGTGCTTCAGTAGAAGAATATCAAGGTTATTTAAAAGGAAGAAGTGGTGGAAATTTAGATGCAATGGGTAGAACAATTTCTAATAATGATAATGGTGGTGGTCAGTTAGTTGAAAAAAATATTGGTGGAAGAACTTTACTTACAACAACACCAACTACTGCAGAAGTTTCACAGAGCAATGCTGCTCAAGTAGAGGATAGTGAAGAGTTAAGAAAAAAAAGAGTTAAGGCAAAAGGAAGATCACCAACAATCATGACAGGAGTTACAGGTGTAACTGGTGGCTTGACTTTGGGTAAACCAAGTTTATTAGGTAGAGCATAATGGCACAAACAGATTTAGCAAAAAATTTATTATCAAGATTTGACAGATTAAAATCTCAAAGACAAAATTGGGAAAGTCATTGGCAAGAAGTTGCAGATTATATGCAACCAAGAAAAGCTGATGTAACTAAAACAAGATCTAAAGGTGATAAAAGAACTGAACTTATTTTTGATAGTTCACCATTACAATCAGTAGAATTATTAGCAGCATCATTACATGGTATGATGACTAACCCATCAACACCTTGGTTCTCTTTAAAATTTAAAAATGATGGAATGGAAGGAGAAGATGAAGCAAAAGAATGGTTGGAATCTACTACAGAAATTATGTATTCAGTATTCAACAAGTCTAACTTTCAACAAGAAATTTTTGAATTGTATCATGATCTAATTACGTTTGGTACGGCAGCAATGTTTATTGAAGAAGATGATGAAGATGATTTAAAATTTTCTACAAGACACATTAATGAAATGTATATTTCGGAAAATGACAAAGGTAGAATAGATACAGTATTTAGAAAGTTTAGAATATCTGCAAGAGCTGCAATACAAAAATTTAAAACTGTATCAACTAACATAGCAGTTATAGCAAAGAAAGATCCTTACGAAGAAGTAGAAATACTTCATGCTGTTTATCCTAGATCAGATTTTAATCCTGTAAAACAAGATAAAGAAAATATGCCATTTGAATCTGTATACTTAGATGCTGATTCTGGAGATGAATTATCTGTATCTGGATTTAAAGAATTTCCATTTGTAGTTCCTAGATATTTAAAAGCATCACACGAAATTTATGGTAGATCTCCTGCAATGACAGCTTTGCCAGACGTTAAGATGCTAAATGAAATGTCTAAAGTTATAATCAAGTCTGCACAAAAACAAGTTGATCCACCTTTACTTGTTCCAGACGATGGCTTTATGTTACCTGTAAGAACTGTACCTGGTGGACTAAACTTCTACAGAGCAGGAACTAGAGATAGAATTGAACCATTAAACATTGGTGCAAATAATACACTAGGTTTAAATATGGAAGAGCAAAGAAGAAACTCAATCAGAAATGCTTTCTATGTAAATCAATTACAAATGCAAGATGGTCCACAAATGACGGCAACAGAAGTCATTCAAAGAAATGAAGAGAAGATGAGATTACTTGGACCAGTTCTTGGTAGACTTCAATCTGAATTATTAAAGCCATTGATTGATAGATCGTTTGCAATTTTAATGAGAAAAAATTTATTTCCTAATCCACCAGAATTTTTATCTGGTCAAGATATAGAAATTGAATATGTATCACCACTTGCTAAAGCACAAAAATCTACAGAGCTGTCATCTATTATGAGAGCAGTTGAAATTTTAGGTAGCTTATCAAATGTTGCTCCAGTATTTGACCATATCAATATGGATAAATTAGTTAGGCATTTAACTAGCATTGTTGGTGTACCTCAAAAAATTTTGAAGCCACAAGCTGAACTAAATGCTGAAAGACAAGAAGCAGCAGCACAAGCTGAACAACAACAACAGATGCAACAGATGCAACAAGTAGCACAAGCAGGGAGAGATATAGCACCATTAGCAAAAGCATTGCCAGAAGAAGCACAAGCATTAGCTAATTCAGAAGCTGAATAGTATGAACCAAAACAAAGAACTGGAACAAATAATAAAAAAATTAAGAGACAGCTATCAACATATTTTTAACACAGACGAAGGCAAAGAAGTCTTGTCTGATTTAGAAAAAAGATGTCATTATCATTCTACCACTAATGTAAAAGGTGATAGTCATGAGAGTGCATATATGGAAGGTCAACGTAGTGTACTTCTATTTATAAAAACAATGCTACGCAAGGAGAATAAAAATGTCAAGTGAACAGATAACACAAACTAATGTGCCTGTAGAAGAGACAACACAAACTACTACAGACACTCCTCAAGTAACTGAACAACCAACTGTTACCAACTCTTGGAAAGAAACAATCTCGGAAGAGTTTAGAAACGATCCTAATATTTCTAAATTTACTGAAATAGATGCGTTAGCTAAAAGCTATATCAACGCAACTAGAATGATTGGTCAAGACAAGGTAGCAATACCAAATGAAAACTCAACAGACGATCAATGGAATGAAGTGTATGGAAAACTTGGCAGACCAGAATCTGCAGATAAATATAAGTTAGAAGTACAATCTGAAACAGCTTCGTTAGATGAGAATGCAATAAAACAATTTGCAGAGAATGCTCACCAACTTGGTTTGAATAATAAACAGGCTCAAGGAATTTTAGAATACTATAAAAATTCTATGGAAGGATCTGTTCAACAAGCAAGAGTAGATACAGAAACTGCTCAAGCAAATGCTGAACAAGAACTTCGTAAAGAGTGGGGTAGATCTTATGATGAGAATATAAAAAGAGCTGGAGCAATTGCTAAAGCAAACATGAGTGAAGATATACTTAATATGGAACTAAAAGATGGTACTCGTATTGGAGATCATCCTTCTGTCATAAAAGGTTTTGCAAACATTGCTAATCTTATGTCTGAAGATAAATTGATTAGTACAGAAAGCGAAGGTATGGATCAAGGTACAGATTACCAAGCTGAAATTAGTAAACTTGTAAATGATACAAGTGGTCCATATTGGAATAAATCTCATCCAGATCATGACAAGATAGTTCAACAAGTATTTACTTTAAGAACTATGTTAAATGGATAAAGAAGAAATAAGATTAGAAATACTTCGTATTGTTGTAGAGAGTGGATCAGAAAATCAAAAATCTAATCCCTTGCCAATCTGCGAAGAATATTATAAATGGGTTTGTAAGGCGAGTGAAAATTCGCCTAACAAAAGTAAGACAATTCGTAAGAACCTTACTGCCAACAAGGAATAGACTTGTAGTCTAAAAGACTTTAAATCCAAGAGAAGCCAGAATTTCTGATAACGTCTCTGTTTTGTTTTAACATTAACTTAACAATAATAGGAGACATAATATGTCAACTGAAATAACAAAAGCATTTGTAGAACAATATAGTTCAAACATACAAATGTTATCACAACAAAAAGGATCACTTTTAAGAGATAAAGTGAGACTTGAATCTGTTACAGGGAAAAATGCTTTCTTTGACCAAATTGGTTCTGTAACTGCAACTGTAAGATCAAGCAGACACTCAAATACTCCACAAGCAGATACTCCTCATAGTAGAAGAAGAGTTTCACTTGTTGATTATGAATTTGCAGATTTAGTAGATGATTTGGATAAAGTTAGAATGTTGGTAGATCCAACTTCTAGCTATGCTCAAGCTGCTGCTTATGCAATGGGTAGAGCAATGGATGATGCTATCATCGCTGCTGCAACTGGTTCATCTGACACAGGTGTTGCTGGTGGTACTGCTGTTGCATTACCTGCTGGTCAAAAAATCGCTGAAGCTGGAACTGCTGGTTTAACTATCGCTAAATTAAGACAAGCGAAAGAAATCATCGATCTAGCTGATGTTGATCCTTCACTAAAAAGATACATCATAGTATCTCCAAAACAGATCTCTGATCTATTAGGAACTACTGAAGTAACTTCAAGTGATTTCAACACAGTAAAAGCATTAGCATCTGGTGATGTTAATACTTTCCTAGGTTTTGACTTCTGTGTTACTAACAGACTAGCTATTGCTTCAAGCAAAAGAAAATGTATTGCCTTCGTACAAGATGGTGTTGCATTAGCTGTTGGTAAAGATTCTACTGCTAGAATCGATGAAAGATCTGACAAAGGTTATGCTACGCAGGTTTACTACTCAGCTGCTTTCGGTTCTACTAGAATGGAAGAAGCTAAAGTTGTACAAATCGAAGCTCACGAAGCATAGTAAATAAATTTTAGGGGGTGGAAGCGAGAGTGGAAACCCCCTGGAGTGCATGACAAAAGAAACAAAAACTTTAGAAACTGTAGTACATTTAAAGAAAGGTAATTATATTTACAGATACGTTTTAGTAGACAGGTTTCAACATGATGGTAAAAATCATTATGGTTTTGACAAAAAACAAGGTAAGACAATAGAAGAAATCTTTGCTTTAAAAAAAGATAGACAAATAAGACGCAAGTATATAATAAGGAAGTAATATGGCATCAGTAGTAGACATTTGTAATGGAGCATTAAATCAACTAGGTGCATCAACTATACTTACACTTACAGAAGATTCAAAGAACGCAAGACTTTGCAACGCAAGATACACACAAGTTAGAGATAGTTTATTTAGATCTCATCCTTGGAATTGTTTAATTAAAAGAGTTGAACTAGCAAAAGATATTGCAACACCTTCATGGGGTTTTAGTTATCAATTTACTTTACCTGCTGATTGCTTAAGAGTTATTACAATTTTAAATTATGATTACGATTATAAAATTGAAGGTAGAAAAGTTTTAGCAAATCATGCAACAGTAAAAATTCAATATGTTTCAAGAGTAACAGATGCTAACGAGTATGATGAATTATTAAGAGAAACAATTTCTGCATCACTAGCAGCAGATATTGCTTATGCTGTAACTTCATCTAATCCTACGGCTTCTAATATGTATAAATTGTTTCAAGATAAATTAAGAGAAGCAAGGTTCGTAGATGCTACTGAAGGTCAAAATACTAATCCAGATAATGGTCAATCAGATGTTGTTGGTGCTTCTTCTTTTATAAACTCAAGGTATTAACCCATGGCTAGAGTTGCTGTTCAATTAACGAACTTTACAGGTGGTGAGCTGTCTCCTAGATTAGATGGCAGAAACGATTTACAAAAATATCCTACAGGATGTAAGACATTAGAAAACATGATTGTTTATCCTCATGGAGCTGCAGCTAGAAGATCTGGTACACAGTTTGTAGCAGAAGTAAAAGATAGTTCTAAAGAAACAAGATTAATTCCTTTTGAATTTTCTACAACACAAACTTATATGTTAGAGTTTGGCAATCAATACATAAGATTTTATAAAGACAATGGTCAAATATTATCTGGTGG